GAAAGCGAAAAGGTTTCTTCTATCGTACCAAAGGTAGACGAAGATGGTGCTGGATACGTCACGGCCTCAGGTTCTTACTTTGGTCAGTACGTCGATATGGAAGGTACTGCCGCAAAGGACAATCAAGAACTAATTAAAAAGTATCGCAACATGGCAGAACATCCAGAGTGTGATGCTGCGATTGAAGACATCATCAACGAAGCAATCGTTTCGTCTGAGCTAGAAAGTTCTGTTTCTGTTAACCTAGATAAGGTTGATGCACCAGACAAAATCAAAAAGACCATCACCGAAGAGTTTGATAATGTAGTTAACATGTTGAACTTTGAAGAATATGGTCACGACATATTCCGTTCGTGGTACGTTGACGGAAGATTATATCATCACCTAGTAGTAAACGAATCAAACATGAAGGCGGGTATTCAAGAAGTCCGTCCCATCGATGCAACCAAGGTTCGTAAAGTCAAAGAGGTGCAATACAAAAAAGATTCCAAGACAGGTGCGAAGATTGTTGATAAAACCAACGACTTCTACATCTATCAAGAGCGAGCGGGTGCTAATAATGGTATCAAGCTAACTCCGGATTCGATTTCGTATGTCACTTCAGGTCTTCTGGATACCAGTAAGAAACGTGTACTGTCGTATCTACAGAAGGCGATGAAACCAGTAAATCAATTGCGTATGATGGAAGACTCTTTGGTCATCTATCGTATGGCACGTGCACCTGAACGTCGTATCTTCTATATTGACGTGGGTAACTTACCGAAGGGTAAAGCGGAACAACATTTAAAAGACATCATGGCCCGATACCGTAACAAAATTGTTTACGATGCGAATAGTGGTGAAATCAAAGATGACCGAAAGCATATGTCTATGCTAGAGGACTTCTGGTTACCACGTCGAGAAGGTGGTCGTGGTACAGAGATAAGTACTCTACCTGGCGGTGAGAATTTAGGACAGATTGACGATATCATTTATTTCCAAAAGAATTTGTATCGTTCTTTGAATGTTCCGCTTAACCGTCTAGAACAAGAGTCGCAGTTCTCTCTGGGTAGGTCTACAGAAATTAACCGCGATGAGGTGAAGTTCCAGAAGTTCATCGACCGTCTACGTAGTAAGTTTGGACACTTGTTCTTGGGTATCCTCAAGAAGCAACTTATCCTAAAAGGTGTTTGTACGGAGCAAGACTGGGAAGCATGGAAGCACCAAATTCAAGTCGACTTCTCTAGAGACAACCATTTTTCTGAATTAAAAGACGCAGAACTACTACGTGAACGTCTACAGACAATGGATCAAATTTCTAGTTACGTCGGTGAATACTTCTCACGCGAGTGGGTAATGAAAAACGTAATGATGTTTAATGATGAAGACATAGAAAATATGTCAAAACAAGTTGAAGCCGAGAACGAAAATGGCGGAAACGAAGAAGAGGAAATTTAATAATGAGTGAAGTAGAAGCAAACCCAGCACTAGATTTTGTCAACGCCCTTCAGGGTGGAGACTTTAATAATGCGGAAAAGTTGTTTAATGGTATCCTAGATGACAAGATGCAACAGTCTCTAGACGCAGAGAAGGTCTCTGTAGCAGACCAAATCTTCAACGGTGTAGAACCAGTTGAGGTAGATATGGATGACTCTGAGATTGATGCTATACTGGACAGCGAAGTCGAAGAAGAAGAATTTTCGGCAGAAACCGAATAAATATTCACTATAAATATATTTTTGTATAAATACTCCTAAACGAGGACTAATTGTGAAAACATTTAAAAGTTTACGGGAAGCAAAAGACAAAGTTGTCTTCAACAAGAAGATGTCTGGTTACCCTGTTGTTATCACAAAAACTGCCAAAGGATTTTACCTAACTATTGATGGTGATTCCGTTGACACGTTTAAGTCACAAAAAGAAGCGGAATCAACCGCGAAGCAAGTCCTCAAAGACTTAGGTAAATAAAATGAAACTGATTAGCGAATACGTAGAAAACGATGTACAATGCATTGTAGAAGCTAAAGATAATGGTGAGAAGAGTTACATTATTGAAGGTGTATTTGCGCAAGCAGACAAGAAGAATAGAAACGGACGTATCTACCCAAGAGCCATTATGGAACGAGCGGTAGATAAGTACGTTGAAGACCAAGTTAGCAAAAAACGTGCTGTAGGTGAGTTGAATCACCCTGAAGGCCCAACTGTTAATTTGGATAAAGTTTCTCACCTCATCACTGACCTAAAATTGGAAGGTAATGATGTGGTAGGAAAGGCACAAATTTTGGATACTCCTATGGGTAAGATCGTAAAAGGTCTCTTAGAGGGTGGTGTTCAACTAGGTGTGTCAACTCGTGGTATGGGAAGTCTTGAGCAGAAAAATGGCGTCATGTACGTCAAAGAAGACTTTATTCTTA